CAGACGATTGACCAGCTTGAAGGCGTCATGCGTCAGATGCAGTCGGCAATCATCGACAACGCGAAAGACCCCGAAGTTGATGTGCTGCAAAGCATGATAGACGCGAAGGTTAAGCTGGCCGTTGAAGCGATGAAGCAGGACGGGGCGAACCAGCGCGAGGCGGCGAAGATTGCAGCACAGAGCGAGAGCGAAATTCTTAAGGCGGTGAGTGCCGTTAAACTCAACGAACCTGTTGAACAGGTGGTTAGTCAGCAAATTGCGCCTATGGTTGTCGGGCCACAGAGTATCGACGGCGCACAGGCGATGGAGACGCTAGCCGCCATTGAAGCGGTGGGAGCGGGTGCAAGCCCTGTGCCTAGCGGTGGCGTTACCGCGTAAAAGATGAGGGATAGGATGACCGCAGAAACATCCGTTGAAAACACGGCATCGGCTACGGAACAACAGCCGACAGGCGCGGCTACGCCTGAAACAAGTCAGCCCAACACCGCGATTGAAGGCGGTGTGCAGGACGATGGCAACAAAGACGGCATGAAGGAAGCTCCACCTTGGCTTCAAAAGCGGTTCTCGCAGGTTATTTCGCAGAAGAACAATCTCAAATCAGAGGTTGAGCAGCTGCGCGGTCGCTTGCAGGAATTGGAAGCCAGGACGGCAGTACCTGAAAAACCTGTCGAGAAAGGTCAGTTTGCAAACGAGACTGACTATATCAAGGCCATCGCCTCGCAACAGGCACAAGAGATTCTGAAGCAAGAACGGCAGGCGCAGGCTCAAGCCCAAGTGGCGCAGGAGCAGGCGCACGGTCTGCAACAGGTTTGGACGCAACAGGTCGCGGAGGTCGCTGATTTCGCGCAAGCGATTGAAGCCGCAGAGATGCAGGGGCTGCAAGTTCCATCGGCTGTGAAGGCCGCTCTGGATATGTCGCCTGACCGCCCGAAGGTTGCGTACTACCTGAGCAAGAACCCAAGCGAAGCGCAGCGTTTGTTCGCAGTACCGCAGTCGCAGCTAGAGCGCGAGATTATTCGCCTTGAGTTGCGGTCTGAGGACTATTGGAACAGCGCACGGCAGACCGTTCAGCAGCAGACCTCGAAGCCGACAACAATGCCGAAGCCCAACGGGAAATCTGCGAACGCAGCTCCCTCGATTGAAACTTTGTCTGGTGACGATTACTTGCGAGAACACCGCCGTCTTCAGACAGAAGCGCGCAAAAAAGCGCGGAGGTAGACCATGTCAAATACCATCAGCTTCACCAGCGGCCAGCTCGTCAAGCCCATCACAGCTCGCTTCAACAGCAAGACTTTGCTCCTTGAGTGGGTCGACAAGCAGTACAGCGACAAATTCGCCAAGGGCGGCGCAAAGGTCGGTGATACCGTCTACGCCTCTCGCTCAGGCGTGCCTAGCGTTGGCAAGGGCGCTGTGTCTGTCGCTCAGGACTTCACCGAACAACTCGTTCCTGTGAAGCTTGACACGCAATACAATACCTCGTTCAACTTCAGCAGCTACGAAGACACCTTGGAGCTGGATGACCAGTTCGAGCGGTTGGTGATGCCAAATGTCGAGTCGCTTGCCTCCGCGATGGAAGCCGACGGCTTGGCTCTGCTCTGCGCCAACACTGCGAACGCCGCCATCGCTGCCGCGCCCACAGCGCCGGTGATGAAGGACATCCTCGCTGTCAACGCCAAGCTGACCAAGTTCGACGCGCCTATCAGCGATCGCTTCCTGATGATCGACCCGCTCGACGAGTACGGCCTTGTGGCCTCGGTCGCCGCGCAGTTCAATCCCACCGACAAGATGAGCGAGACCTACCGCACGGGCAGCATCGGCTCGGCTTATGGCATGGATTGGGGTTCGAGCAATCGTTTGCCCACCATCACCATCGGCTCGGATGTGGCTGGCGCGGTTGGCGCCTATGTCGCTGGCGCAAGCACCATCACTGTGACTGGCTTCGCTGCGGCCCAGGTGATTCAGGCCGGTACGGTGTTCAGCATCGCGGATTCGCTTGCTGTGCAGCCACAGACGCAGGCGACCCTCGGCTTTGCTAAGCAGCTGGTTGTCACTGCAACGGTCACGCTTGACGGCGCTGGCGCGGGTACGCTGGACATTCAGCCGCTCTACGCTACTGGCGCGTTCAAGAATGTCTCTGCCCTGCCTGTGAATGGCAAGGCGATTACCATCGTTGGTGTTGCTGGCAAGACCTACCGACAGATTCTGATTGCCCAGAAGAACGCAATCACCTTCGCGTCGGCTGACCTTCGCAAGCTGCCCAGCATTGATACCGCATACGAGACGATGAACGGCATCCGCACCCGCTACAGCATGGGTGGCACGGTGTCCTCGGACGAAGCGACCTACCGCTTTGACTGCCTCGCAGGGTGGTCGATGCTGAACGGTCTGTGGACTTCGAAGGTTCTCGTCGAAGTGGCGTAAACTGAACCTGGGGGGCGGTAACTCGCCGCCCCCCTTTTTTGCGTAGGTTAGTATGAAACCGATAATCCCTCAGGCTCTTTACCGTGGTGCTACTTGCGTTGAAGACATTGTTGAGAAGCGATGCGAGAGCGTCACGGTGTGGAACTTGGAAGAGTACGAAGCTGCGATTGCTGAAGGTTTCGTTCGGTTCGGAGTGTACGGAGAGCCAGCGGCGGAGGTGCAGCATGCGGCGGCTGAGGTGCAGCCGGCTGCGGAAGAGGTCGCTAAGAAGCGCGGTAGACCCCGCAAGTGGAACTAGAGATGATTGGCCAAGGCGTTGTCAACGGTTTGACTAGGCTTCCGTTCGACGGCGTGTTCGCCATTGGCGCTGTCGCCGCTGTCACAGGCGAGGCGAAACTCTTCGGAGCGGCTTGGACCATCAGCACTCAAGGGGTTGACTATGTCAACGGCTAGGCAGATTGTAGAGGATGCGTTGCAGCTATGCGGTGCTGTCGGTATCGGCCAAACCGCAAGCGGCAATCTCGCTAAGTTCGGATTGCAGCGGTTCAATGACCTGTCTGCGCAGTGGGCACTGGATAGCCTATGGCCTATCCGCACCCAATCGGTCAGCGGTACGCTTGCGCCTAGCGTAGGTTCGTACACTATCGGAACAGGTGCGACTATCGATGTGACGAGGCCTGAGGGCATCACTGCTGCGGCCATAATCGACGGCATGAACTACCTGCCGATGGAAGAGATAGCACCCGACGAGTGGGCTAACCGCTGTCGCACGACAGACTCGACAGGAGTTCCAGCGTACTTCCGCTATCTGCCGACAGCGCCGTTCGGCTACCTCGAGGTCTACCCTCTGCCTGACCGGGCGTACGCGATTTCGCTTACGACCCGCTCACAGGGTCAGCAATACGATTTCGCCGATAGCATAGCACTCACCACTGCCTACGAAGCGGCGTTCCGCTACGGCCTAGCGGCCGTGCTAGGTGAGTCGCTAGGGCGTGATGTCGGCGCGCTGCGTGCAGCGTCCGAGCGGATGGTCGCACGCATCAAGCGGAACAACGCACAGGCTAGGACGCTGGTCAACGAGTGGGCTGAAAACGAGTCGGGGGAATACAACTAATGCCGATGATTCCGTTTGTCGGCGAAACATACCAGCACCGAAGTCGTGATGTTTCGTCACAACTTACGCGGAATCTGTACCCTGAACGAACGAAAGGCAAGTCGGAGATAATCCTCATCGGGTCGCCAGGTGGCTCTACCATCTGCGACCTGACTGCACAGGTGAGCGGCGCTTGCCGTGGACTCTACGCTACAAGCACGGGGCGGCTCTTTGGCTCATGGGCAGACAAGCTATACGAGATAGAGTTTTTCACCGGTGTCGGCTACATTGGTACGCTGCGCGGAGCAATCGGCTCTAGCACGACCAAGGTTTCGTTTGCTGACAACGGAACATATCTATACCTGTGCGACGGCGCAGTGATGCGGAGGATGACTCTTGCGACGAATAATCTCGCGGCTGCGACAATTCCTTTCGCCTCACCTACCCAAGTCCTCTACATCGGACAGCGATTTGTGGCCGTCAACGGCTCGAACCAGTTTTGGTGGACTGATATCGCAGATGCTACATCATGGCCTGCTCTCAACTTCGCTACAGCAGAAAGCAGTGCCGACCT